GGACTCACATCCTTCGTGGAAATCTATACATAATGGATTTAGGACTCTAGCCCTTGTGAACATACATAGCTTTCAAAGTCAATCACTCCACTAATGAGACAAGGAGACATGACATAAAGTCAGCCGTCAACATTTAAATATGAGTGTTTGCCTGTGTAAACGAGAAAAACACACAAAAAACTCGCTCCCCGAGATAGGGGCACAGATTAATTTTGTGAAGTTAAAATTAAAAAAAATATTTATAATGCCCCTATAGCGAAATGCTTAGGGTAGTAAAACCGTAAAGTGTGGTTACATAATATTTGAAGCTAAACTTAAGTCTAAAAAACTAGGGACTAAAACAATTATGCAAAGGAATTAGTTTATGTTAATAAGCGATTATATATTGTGGTACATAAGCACTGCTTAAGTTATCGAAATGAGTAGTGGAGGTCCTGTAAGATAGGACAATTCAAAATCTGAAGTTGTCGCTCTATAAATTTCCATCTTTGACAAATTTCCTTGTGGTACAATCAATGATTGTGTATCTGGTAGAGTAAAGTCAGTAACTGATTTCGACGGTTGATATTGCAATTGTGGGGAAATTGAATAACAATAGGATGAGGAGAAAAAGGGAACAGAAATTTCACCAAAACCTTCTACGCTGGTATTGATTGCTTGCTGCATCAAATTAGAGGATTTAAATGTGTCTACTGTTGAAAGAGGTGAAGCGGAAAGTTCTGCTAGGTTAAAAGTCTGAGTTGTGGTTTGGTTAATGTCATTTCCTGGATCAACCATGGCAACAAAAGGTGCACCAGTTGAGACCAATCTCAAATTGATACCGCCACGCGCGAATGCATAGGCTGATGAAAGATAAGATAAATTGTCAATTCCCTGATAAACCACGTTGTTGGCAGCATCCTTTTTAGCTATACCAATCGCATGTGTTTGAATGTGAATAGGAAGTGGCTGAGTGACATCTACAACGCCAAAAAGAGTAGATCTATGTAGGAGTTGGTTAATATTTGGAATGGATTGACCCAAACATAAGCTGTCGATTTGCTGGCACTGCATCGGTCTAGTATAGTCAGTGTCCTGATAGCCATTTCTAATTGAATCTTGCTCCGATCCTGACTGGAAGGACCATTCTGACGCAGTGTTTGTAAATTTTACTTGGAAAATGACCCCAGTATTTGTTGTAAATTCCGCTGGAGTTGGTGCTGTAAAAGTAATTGATGGTTTGGCACTACCTGCATACGTAAATTTCACTATTCTCGAAGCTATGGATGAATTCAAAACCAAATTTCCAGTTAAATCGCCAGTCATGTTTACATTGGCAAAAGCAAGCCCGGAGCTAGGGATGATAACTAAACTAATTTGTTGAGGTCCATACCAATCTGAAGTAATAGTTTTTGGTGTAGTTGAGACTGCCGAAATAAAATTTGAAATCACCTTAGTAGGTCCCGGATTTGGTTCAATGCCCTCAGTTGTTAGATCTTTTTCGAAATCAGCCTCTCTCTTCCTCCTCATAAAGAGCTGATTTCCTGGTAAAGCACGAAGTTCAACATGGTGTCCTGGACCATCCTTTTCAGGATTCAAAGAATTTTGATAATGGTCGATGCGCGTAAGAATGTCTGGTAGTTTCATGGTTAACATAGGTTGTGTAACTGTCTCATAACTGGCTAATTGATTAAGTGCTGTAATATTGGGCTGTTTGAATTTTTCTGGTGCACGCACTATCGCACCTCGGAGTTCCTGAATGAGTGCCTGAGGCAAATTTTTCATGTTTTTGATGAAATCATTGGTAATAGGCAAATCTTGAACAATGTCTGGCTGTGGTGCCGTGTCGGGCTGTACAATAGGTTGGACAGGGGCAAGATCTGGTTGTGGAATTGCAACGGGTTGTGCGATGGGCTGAGCGGGAGCTCCACGGACCATTTCCAATTTGCGGAGTGTAGATGGCGTTGGATCAAAAGGGAATTTAGACCAGGCAGAAGGCAAGTTGAAACTAAAATCTGGTCCAGCTGCACGCTCAACAATAATTTCTATGCTATCTGAGACTGTAGATGGATACACCATACGATTGATAATATCCACGCCAATTATGCCTAGAGACGTAGTTCCTGTCTTAGTGTTAAGTTGTGGGTAAGGATGAATGTAAGGCACTTCAAAGGAGAAGTTGTTTCTATCCTTCAGATCTATAATTTTAGAAATGACTGAATTTCTATCAATGTTTGCTAATGTAGTCGATCCCGGTGAAAACCACACCCTAATTCTCGCCGAATGGAAAGTAGTCTTCACTGCTCGAAAATTAAAATTAATTGATCCTCTCCATTTTTTGAACATCTCTGATAGCCAATAAAGATAGTCAACGGAGAATGAGCCGTCGGCATTTGTGATATTTGCTGCAATTTGTGGAGTCACAACTTTGTTCCAAACATTAACATTTGTTCCCTGGTTTGAGATGGTGAATGCATCGTGATAACAAAAAATAGATAATGGTTTTGCCATAGACATTTCAGAAATAGATGCTTCTCCAATATTTGCTGATGGCAAACTATTGTTCGATGAAATAGATAACATGTGAGTTTGATTGGGATCATTGGAAGTAGCCATATTCGGCAACGCCTTCTGCTTGAATGCAGATGTGCTTGTGGAATTCATTTGAAAAGTAAATTTACCTGCATCTATCAGCTTCAACATCTTATTGATTTCCTTGCGTGTTTCCTCCAACCTATTTCTATCGGGCATCGAAATCAACTCTTCCGCTGCAGTTCTAAATCCAGACAGGGCGCCAAATGTGGCTGGAACAGCGCCAGTGGGGAATTCAAGATCGACGTCTATAAATCTAGCCATAACTTGAACGGAAACAGTTCCTGCAGATGCCACATCTTGAAGTCCTGAATAAACTGAAATTTGGAAATCGCCAATTGTTCCTTCTTTAGTAAGCAAATTATAGTAAACGAAAGGTGAGGCATAAGGAACTCGCAAATCGGCCCTGGTTGCGTCCATCAAATCAAGATTGACTCGAGGAGCACCAGAACGACAAACGATACCTTGCAAATTTGAAGAATGCATTGCCAATTTGGCCGGATTATATTTAGCATTAGGTAAATACGAAATAAGTAGGTTGCCTTGCTGGAACTGCTGTTTATTAACTAAAACAATAAATTCCACACCAGCGCGGAAACCATAGAAGTTACGAATTTTTGCAAAAATAGCCGGGTTAGATAGCAACACGTCAGGGAATCTATAAGTTTTAAGCACTGATCCTTTAGCGTCCGTCTTAGCCCACTGAAAGTTGTCAATTGTGTATAATCTGTTGAGAAAGTCTGGAATTGAATGATTACGTGGTTCCATAGTTGACGCTTTAATTGTTTCAAACGGAATTTTGGAATTGGACTCAGGTGCAGACATGTTTTCCTGCATACCTTCGTCCTGAAGTGTAAGAATTTGAATTTGCTCTTGCGTTTGGTCGTAAATGTCATCATTTGAAGTCTTATTGTTTAGTGAATTTGTGTTTGTAGCAAGTGAATTTCTTGAGTTGAGAGTCCACTTAGTCTCGTCAACCGCACCGAGGTTTCCTGGATAATGTAGGGCTGCTACAGGCCATCCTGGAACGTAATTCTAAATAGAAAAGCCTCTAATTTAAATAGCATTACTTAATTTTTACTAACTCGGAATTTATATAATTAAGCAAGATCACATTTAAACGTAAATTTTGCAAGCAATGTTTGGGAGTAACATGCGTGTGAGTGCTTGCAGATCCTTCACGCACATCTTGTTTTCGGTACTATCAAGCCCACATCCCATTGCTGGCATTGATATTTGCTTTATGTCTTGTTTTTGCAGGAGAAGATTCAGGTTGGACAGCACTCGGATCATTCCCTTAAAGTCGCTCGGTTTGTGGTTGAATTTCTCTTTGGTGACCATGTGGATCACTCTCGATTGATGATCAATTGCGACGAAACCTACCTGGTGTTGCCTCGTCCGCAGATATTGAATCTGTCGAGTGTTTACCATCCGTCCACTTTTCAAGAGTTTCCGTGCGAAACCAGCCGACATTTTGAAGTCCGCAGATACGCAGTGAGTTATGTAATTCGGATCCTTGAAGATATCTTCTACATCCTTGTCCACTTCTTGACCCTCAAATTTGATTGGTGCATCGAGTACTTCGGTCTTATACTCCTCAAATGATCGGAAACGGTATTTTATCCCTTGCGCTACACACTCTCTCTTCAAAGCATCACGCCAATGGTTGAAAGCGTCTTCTCCATGTAGGGCCAGTTCGCGCATTGTGACGTCAACATTTGCTTGAGTGATGTCATCTTTCATCAATCCTTTCTTGGTCCACTGGAAAATCTCTAGAACAACATCGAGATCTAGTGGTGCGATGTGTCGTTGTGTCAATTCATCCCAGACAAATTTCCGTTTCAGATATGCCACGTCTTCCAACCTCCTAATTGGTACAATGACCCCACTTTTTGCCTCATCCGTGTAAACATGACCGATAGTTAAGAATGCCTCGGCAATGGTTACCTGGTTGAACCAGTCAAGTATAGATTGTATTATAGCAATCAGGTTGTCGTCTCCGTATGACACGCACGCAACCCACTCATTGAAGTTCTTCATGTTGGCGAGTGTTCCAGTTCTGAGTTTGAGTCGATTTTCTTCTTTGATGGCACAAATCATGAACACTATGCGAATGACGATGCTGTTGTAAATAGAGTTCAAGATTGCTGTCAATGGACATCCGGATGGTTGAGAATGGGTTGCCTGATACATCATCGTTCCATTCACATGCACTGCATGGACAATGTTCATCCACATGACTCTACGGATATTTGCGTTTTCGTCCCCATCGTCATACCACTCGTTGATCATATCAAGCATTTTCCAAAGGATCTGTGATGAGAGTGATCCATCAAAGTTTTCAAAGTCACCCGCAACGACGTTTGTTCTTCCGTCTTGTTTTCCACGACTTTGCAGCTTTGCCACGATTTCTTGCCAATCGTACGAGAATACGTTTGTTCCGGTCGAAATCTCGTTCGCATTTCTGTTCTTCATCAACCAAGCAGCAAATCCTAGAAAATACTGCCGGAATGCAATGGTGAAGTGCACTGGTCCAGCGCAGAACACTCTAGTTTTTCCTGCTTGAACCTTTGCGATCGGCCGGCGCTCATCTTTCAATGTGTCCGTCCAGAAGACGTTCTCCTGTACGTTAGCCTTACATGATCCGATTAGTTCATTCACATCGTTCTCAATTTCAAGTGCAAGTGGTGTGTCCATGGTCCATTCGTCATTTCCAAATGCTGTTCGTTTTCCTTTTGCATGTGGATATTTCACCGTGTACGGGTAACCTAATGATGTTCCTCTATTCAATGGGGCGAGATATTCATCGCCTTCAACACCTTTGACAGCTTCCTCATAAGTCAGAACTCTTGCATACGCCTTTTTGTCTAGATCCAATTTGTTCACTTCCAAATTGTTTTGGACGTCTGTTGCGGCCAATTCGATCAATTTGGGGTCGATTCGAGGTGTGATCTTTCCAAATTTCTTGAGTCCCAATTCCATTGGATCGATTCCGTTTGTCGGTCCCATGATTGTTGGCATTGTGAGTGATTCTTTGATCGTGTTGTGAAGTTTTGAGGGTGTTATTTTGGTTTTTCCTCCTGATCGGACCCTCATCGAATCTGCTATTTTGCCATGCACTATCAACCCAGCTCGTAGGGGCACAGATCCAACTTGTTGGACATCAAAATCTGGCACCTCTTCTATCATGTGATCAACACTCACGGCACACTGGAACTTCAATGGCACCTTCTCAAAAGCCTCGTTCAACATTTCTTGTGTTATACATTGGGCTAAACCGATTCCTGAAGGTTGTCCTGCCACATGAATCCCTAATATCTTCTTCGAAGAAGATTGATCGTGAATTACCAAAGGTGCTCCACAATCTCCTTTTACGGTTCGTGCCATGTAGGTCCACATTTTTCTGAAGTGGATGTAGGTGTGTTCGTTTTGTACAGGGATCATAGTCTTTGAATCATAGTATCCTTGAATTGCTCTACATGATTTGACGTTGGGTATGAATTTCTGCAGATCAGTTGACATCTCGCAATATGATGGGATTTCTCCTTCATATTTGTTGTTCTCATTGAAGCACATGATGTCGGATTTGGTTATGAAATTCTTTACGATGTTCGGGTGCGCGGCCATCGCCTTGTTTTTAATGGGATCAAGAGTGACAATTGCCGCATCCAATTCATCTCCATCTTTCACCAAACGAATTGCATTGAGCAAATCATCCGTGCACACTTCCATCATGCTTCGTCCTGCCATGTTGGAAAGGTACATGGTTTTCCCAATGTTGGATTTGTTGAATTTGATAGCTGTCACAAAATGGTATGGCATCAAAAAAGTGCTCCCCTTTAGGAAGATGACGTTGCCGTAGATGGTCTTTTCAGAATGTAAACAGTATAGATTTCTGGTCGTGATTGCCACAGTGACTTGCCGTCCACACTGGTCTGACAATGCCTCAAAGATAGGCACGTCAGAAATTTCCACGTCTTCCAGATTCATTACCTTCTCTCCTTCTGTACGCATTTGGGTCTTGGGTTGTTGCTGGTGCTCTCCAGAGGAACCAGCTGCTTCAGTTCTCATCTGCGTTTTGGTCTGCTGTTGATGATCTCCAGATGACCCTGCCGCCTCAGTCCTCATTTGTGCTTTTGCCTGTTGTTGGTGATCTCCCGATGAACCTGCTGATTCAGTTTTCATTTGAGCTTTCACTTGTTGTTGGTGTTCTCCTGATGATCCCGCTGACTCGGTGTGCATCTGTTCACGTTCATAGGCTTCAAGGAGCTGTTTAGCTTTGGTCAGTCTTGCTTTTTCCTTCTTTTCTGTCTCTGAGAGTTCTCCCTTCTCCCAGTAAAGTGAGAGTGTGCAGACACACCACGGTTTCTCCATCTCACACCTAAAACAAATCTGGTCTTTCTCTGTGAACTTTCTATAGATGACAAAACACCCACTAATGATAGAGATCACGAAATAACTAATTGTTAAGAGTTCACTAAAACCAGAATTGTCCCAGATATACTTCAGTTGATCACCAATCTTTGCGCAATATGCGTAGAAACTGTCCCTCAACACAGCCCAAGTTGGATAATGTTTTGAGCGCATAAAGATAGATGCGTCTGGATCATAACATATATCTGGCATTGCATGCAACAGAGATTTGTTGGGTTTGTCCTTGTTCCTAATTCCATATTGCACTAATCGTTGGTACGTTGCATAGTTTTGCTCATCATACGCCAATTCAGATAACATGCGTTCATGCCAGTTTTGTATGCCTCTTTCTTTTGCAAATTGTTCAAATCCTAAGTAGAAACACTGCAATTGGTGGTAGGCTAGGTAGTCTGTTGGCACACTCAAATTTAATGCAAGCTCATGATTTGTCTCTTGCGGAATGAAGGGCATATCCACAGCATCTTCGAATTCGTCATCATCACCGTCCTGGAAAGCAAATGGATCTTCCTCCAAAATTTCGTATTGTTCCAGCAGATCTTTCTCTGTAGTCCGTTGTTTCCTGTCCACTGCCAGGAGATATTGAACAAACTCTGAGTATTCCATTTTTTCTCCAATAGGTTGGTCCGTGACGATGTTATATCGTTGGAACAAATACAGATGCTGGCAGAATGGCAACTGTTTCTTGTCTGCTCTTGCTTCTGCTACGGCTTTGCACCTCTCGCAGTTCTTCACCTTCGTTGGATCTAATCGCATGGCAACCTTCCCCTCGTCATTGGGCAGTTCGCTTTCATACTCTGGTTTATTCAAAACCTCAAATGCGTTCATATTCAGTCTGCGTAGTGCTGCCTCTGGGCAATTCAATGAGACGATGTACTTCTTGAACTCCTTGTTCAAATTCGTCGTATAGAGACAAATCTCTGATGTGAAGAAACGTCCTTTGTCTTTCAAATCGGCACAATGCACATGACACGGAGCAACATTGTTGATACGGATGGCTTCCATGAATTCCGCAGATGGTTTTGAAATTGAATCCTTCACTTGAAAAGCGTCATCGAAGTGAACTACGGTTTGGTTCACATACCCGTCCCAGAATTCTGTCTCGTAATTCCGAAGATAGATTTCATTCTTGAAGTTTCCTCGGTGGTTCCTCCCGTGCAATAACGCGTAAGACAGGGGTATGAGTATCTGCGACTTGCCTCTTCCTGCTTCGCCTGACAACATCACCGACAATGGAGGAATGCGTGGTCCACCCTCATGCACACTTGATCGTAAGACTTCAGAGTATAATTTTGACATGGTCGAGGCGAGCGCGTCAATAATTCTCTGCGCTTCCTTACTAAGACCATTCCACATTCTGGTGTGCTTCCAACGAGACATCTGATCAAACAACATGGTGACTTCTTCGACTGCTTCAGCGTCTTTTGAGAGTGATTTCAAATTTTGGATCTGCATATAATGATCCACACGTTTCACCCATTTTGTAACGTCTTCGCCAACTGCCGCTTCGTCAATAAGGCGCTCACGATCTCTTCCAAGAAAGAAGACTTTGAACTCCATCTCAACTGCACGGTACGTGTCTCCTGCTGCATTCCAGATTTTTCCTACGCCAGCGCATGCTTTTGGGATGATGTCCAAACGTCGCAATAAGCTATCATAAAATTTGTCTGTTGGAATTTGAGAAATTCCGAAAAATGCCAAAATCGTGAAAGCGGTTTGGCCAATGAAGGCAATCAAACGATCTTCTCCATCTTGGAACTGCCACCCGTCAAACCAGTTGTACTTTCCCAACAATTGCTTGACCTTGTCAATGATAGCTTGATGCCATCCCAGAAGATAGCCTACCAAGATTAGTGTTGGCCCAATCAAGTATTTCATTGGTAGTGACGCAGCAACGAAACACATAATTATACTAACAACCAATGTCATTGGTGACATGGCCAACACTCTATCCTTCAACCCTACAAATGTTTCCTTGAGAGTTGTCATTCCTGTCTTTACTTGATCGAGGATGTCTCCCAATGTTGACAATGTTGCAGAAGCTAAATCTGTCATTACCATATGTTTTGAGATGGCTGCTGGCACTTGATCCTTCATTGTCTCCATTGCTTCTTGCATTTGGGACATCGTGATGTTGGTCTTTTCCAAAAGTTTGAACAATTTTGGTCCCTCAACTGCTGTTGCAGCAGCAGTTCCAGTTCCTGGTATCGCCATATTGGCCAATCCATACATGACAGAACGACCAACCGGTGTGTTGATTGCATCAAATGGACCCTGGAAATCGAAGTTTTCCTTATCCTCGCGTGCTTGTCGCTTGCATAGAGTGTTTGATTTTTCTATCTTCCGTTCTTGCGCTCGATCCAAGGCGTCCAACTTCTTCTTCATTAGTGCTTCATTTGCACGGCATTGCTTGTTTTGGCGTCGTTGAACTTTGAGTTTATCTTCACATCGTTGGCGTGCATGTTCCATAGCTCTCATCTTGAGTTTGTAGATTGTTTCGATGACGAGCCGCTGATTTGCCACGGGACCAGGATTGCTTTCTACATCACCTGACATCAGCAATTGTGTTCGTTTCCTCAACAGAGCTCTGCATTCGTCGATGCTTGAAATAGCATTCCATTGTTTGAACCAGTCCTTGTGGAGAATGTAAAAATGTGGTGAGATGTACAGGTAGTTGTCTCCAAACTTGTCTCCGTATCGGTGCACTGGACAATAGTTCGAATTGAATTTCCAAACCAAGGCTTTCCAACGCGCAAAGTCATGTTCGTTGTTGTAGATTGTTCGTCGCAATGCTTGTTCTCTCATCTCTCTATCACATCCACATTCGTATCCATCCTGGCATGCACAAAATTGTGTGTAATCATGGTCTTCATAGTATGGTGTTATCAGGAATTCACAAAAGAATCCTTTCAGATTTTCGTCTTCGTAGGCACGGCTAGCGCACATCAATAGGGTTTGTGGGGCCACCACATCACTTGAGTTCATTCTTGTAGTTGTAGCCATGATTGAGATTAGTAAAATGAGACTGCATTTCTTCGATGTGAGTAAGAAACACAGAAAGAACCCCAGCTTCAACCAAGTCATCTGGTATTAAAAACTTACTGGTCTTAAAGCCACTATCATCTCACTGCCCTAAAGGGTTGTGACGATTGAGGAGCACTGAGAAAGCACCTCTTTTGATAATTGAACTCTTGCCCACAGGGTCGGCATGTATATCCTAATTCACAATATTGTTACAATCTGAGCCCGCGTCGTTAGACGTAGGAGGCAGGTTATTAATCTGTTGTTCCTCCCATTTATCCGGTCAAACTGCAACATTGCTTCATAGAAATCAATGCTTCATCTAGGTACGAATTCAATTTCGTCATTTGATTTTATTATTTTTATACATAAAATCCAGTGTTATCAATACTGAAATTTACCCCGTTCTGAAACGAGTATTTTATATTTCCTTTTTTAAGTATTCATTATCTTACGATAATTGACGATACTATCTATCCTAATATTTTCCTATATCTATGTTGTCGAAAAATGTTTGTTCAATTTTACAAAAATTGATAAAATATGAATATAGAAAGTAACAATGTTTGAGAAGCGTGTAATGGCTTTGATATTGAAAATAACAATTTTGAAAAGCTTGTAATGGCTTTAATATAGAAGATAACAATTTAACGTCTTGTAATGGACCATGGTATATAGAAACCCTAGAAATTATTTCACCCCTAGGGGGGTTAGACAAATGCGTGTGCGCTATAAACGC